CCTATTGAACAGAAGCGTCTGCTCGGCAATCCCGGTAAGCGCTCCATGCCTAGTGACGATAGCACAATAACCCTGTTTTCTGGGAAGGTTGAACCGTTGGCTCCGCTTGGTGAGGCCGGTCAGAAGCTGTGGGACTCGGTGTTCAATGACGGCGAGTTGTGGATTTCCCCGCGCACTGATGTTGCTTGGTTGCAGGTTGTGTGCGAGCTGTTGGATCGGCGTGAGGTGTTGAAGCAAGAGTGGTTGGCTGACCCGGCTGACCGCAAACTGAATATGTCTTTGCTTGAGACGGAGAAACTGCTGCAGTCTGGTTTGGGGTTGCTTGGTTTCACGCCTACGGATCGCAGTCGTTTGGGTGTTGCTGAGGTGAAGGCGAAGTCGAAGCTTGAGGAGTTGATGGAGCGTCGTGCAAACCGTGAACAGTAGTTGGCCTCCGAAGTGGTTGACTCCTATTCCGGCTGAGGCGATTGAGCGCGGCAAGGCGATGGAACCGGTCACGGATTTCGTTGAGGCGTTTGGGCGTATCACGAAGGACTCTGTGGCGGGTAAGGCTGGGAGCCCGTTGGTGTTGCGTGATTGGCAGAAACGCCTTGTCGAACATTTGTTCGCATGGGATGAGGATGGGCTCCGCTCACGCGTTTCCCTCGTGGGCATGCCCCGCAAGTCAGGCAAAAGTGCGCTGGGTAGTGCGATTGGACTTTACAGTTTGATTCTTGGCCCGAAGGGTGCCGAGGTGTACAGCGTTGCTGCCGAGAAGGAGCAGGCCAGGATTGTGTTCCAGGATGCCAAGCGCACTGTGGAAGCGTCACCTGAGTTGTCTGCGATAACGAAGTTGTACCGTGACGCAATTGAACTGCCCGCCTTCAATTCGGTGTATCGCGTGCTTTCGGCTGAGTCGGTGACGAAAGAAGGCTTGTCACCAACGACGGTTATCTTTGACGAGTTGCATGCCCAGCCGGATCGTGAGCTGTTTGACGTGTTCTCTCTGGCTATGGGTGCGCGTGGCAAACTTTCGACGCTGATTGCTATCACTACGGCTGGGGTTCGTTCGGATCGTCATGGCAAGGATTCGATTGCGTTCTCGTTGTACAACTATGGCAAGCGGGTTGCTATGGGCGAGGAGAAGGATGACACTTTTTTCATGGCGTGGTGGGAGTCGGAGGGTGACCACCGGTTGCCTGAAACCTGGCGGGAGGCAAACCCTGGCTTCGGTGACCTCAACGCAGAATCGGATTTCGAGTCCGCTATCCGGCGAACCCCTGAAGCTGAGTTCCGAATCAAGCGTTGCAACCAGTGGGTGTCGAGTGTGGAAACGTGGCTCCCGGTTGGGTCGTGGGATGAGTGCGCTGGTGAGGTAACCCTTACCTCCGAGGATGAGATTGTTCTCGGCTTCGATGGTTCTTATAACGGTGACGCTTCAGTCATTGTGGGTGCTGTGGTGCCGAAGGTGGAGGGTGACCCGGTGAAGGTGTTTCTTGTGAAGGCGTGGGAGAAGGATTTGGAGCACGACCCGGATGACTGGCGTGTTGACATTGGTGAGGTGGAGCAGACTGTTATGAACTTCTGCCAGAAGCACACTGTCCGTGAGATTGCGTGCGACCCGTTCCGGTGGCAACGGTCTATGGAGGTGCTGGAGGGTAAGGGCCTCCCGGTTGTTTCGTTCCCGCAGTCCCCACAGCGCATGATTAAGGCGTGCGCTCGTTTCTATGATGCTGTTGCGGAGAAGAAGCTTGTGCATGACGCGGATCCGTTGCTCGCCCGCCATATCGGTAACACAGCGGTGAAGTTGACTCCGGCTGGCCCGCATATCAAGAAAGAGAACCCGAACTCGCCGAGGAAAATTGACGCGGCTGTGGCTGCGATTCTGGCTCATGACCGCGCCTCCGGTAAGATAGAAGAACAGGTCATTCCTGAGTTTTTCGGTTAGGGGCGAAATGGCTACGAGTGTGCAGGTTGCAGGCATGACCGCTATAACGGTGGGTGCTTTGTTGTTCAGTGTTCCTGCCGGTTTGATTGTTGGTGGGGTTTTCTTGTTGGTTGTCGGCTTCGCATTGGGGAAATAATTCGTGTTTCTGAATAGGCTGTTTGAACAGCGTGCCATTTCTTATCAGACTGTTTTCGAGGCTGGCGATGACCTAGTTTTCGGCAACCTGTCTGATACTTACGTTGACAGCAAGACTGTGTTCCAGGTCAACGCAGTTTATTCCGCTGTGAGCCTTATTGCTGACACGATCAGCACACTCCCTGTGGATTCTTACATTCGCTTGGATGGGCAACGTCGTGCTTTCAGGCCGAAACCGGCTTGGGTGCAACAGCCTGACATTGCTTTGCCCCGGACAGCGTTCTGGAACTCCGCGATTGTGTCGCTGCTCCTTGACGGTAACTTGTTCGTTCGGATTATCCCTGCCCGTGACGGGACCGTGGCTAACTTGGTGGTGTTGAACCCTAAGACTGTGACGGTGAAGCGTAACGCCCGCCAGGAACTCATCTTCGAGGTTGAGGGTGAGTCGAAGCCGTTGACGCAGGAGCAGATGGTTTTCATTCCTGACGTGTTGCGCCCTGGGCATGTTCGTGGTGTGTCCCGTGTGGAGGCTCTCAAAGAGAACTTTGGGCTGGCGCTCGCTTTGGAGCGGTTCGCTGCAACGTTCTTCGGTCAGGGAACGAACTTGTCAGGAGTTATTGAGGTCGATTCAAACCTCACGAAAGAACAGGCCGATAATTTGCGGTCTAGCTTCGATGTTGCTCACAAGGGCTGGAGGCGCGGTCACCGCACCGGCGTTCTCTCTGGTGGAGCCAAGTTCAAGACTACGCAGGTAGATCCTGAGGGCGCTCAGTCGATTGAGGCTCGCAGGCTTGCTGTGGAGGATGTGGCGCGGGCTTTCAACATCCCGGCGCACCTGCTGAACATCCCCGGCACAACAACCTATGCAAGCGTTGAGGCTAGTGGATTACAGTTCATCACTCACACCGTTCGCCCCATTGTGGCGAAGCTCGAAGATACGTTCTCAGGGCTGATGGCTCGTTACCCCGGTGGGGAAACAGCGTTCATCAAGTTCAACCTTGACGGGCTGGCACGAGCAGACCTGCAGGCACGGATGAGTGCTTACAGCACAGGGCTCCAGGCTGGCTTCTTGACTATCAATGATGTTCGTCGCCTTGAGGACTTGTCTGACATTGAAGACCCGGCTGCTTCGCAGGTGCGCGTGCCACTGGCAAACATGAACATTGAGGCTGCTGACCTTATCGCTGACGAGAAGCGCGTGAAGATGGCGCAGGTGCTTGTGCTGTCCGGTTATGACCCTGCTGAGGCTCTTGTGGCTGTTGGCCTGGATCCGATTGCTCACACTGGTTTGGCTTCGACGCAACTTCAGCCTGTGTCGCAGATTGACCCTGAGAACCCGAGCGCTGTCTACGAGGTCGAATAATGGCTCTAATTCATAGACTGGTCACCCTATCCGACACCACACCAACAGAGATTGTTGGATGGGATAACGAACCCCACGAGGTTCACCTGCACAATATGACGAAAAGCTCGAATGAGTACGTTTATTTCGGCTCATCAACTGTCGGCACTGGTAATGCCCCACACCTTGACCCTGGCGAATCAATTACTTTGACACTTGGCCCTGGTGACCGCCTTTATGCAATCAGTGATCCTGATGGCCTCGAAATCGGTGTCTTAGACATTAGGAAAACATAACCTATGCCTTATTTCATTAGTGATCGCCACCCTGACTGCCCTGGTTGGTCTGTGGTGAAAGAGGATGGGGAGCTTTTGGCTTGTGCTGAGTCGCAGGATGCTGCGGTGGAGCAGATGGTTGCTGTGAGTCTTGCTGAGGACATGGAGCCTGGTGGAACGTATGAGGGTGACGAGTTCAAGCCGGCAGCGGAGCGGTCTGAGGATGTTGAGGAAGTTCGCCAGGTTGATTTGAACCCTCCGGCTTATATGCGTGCGAGTGCCCGCAGAGGGCTTGAGTGGCACCGTGAGGGCCTTAGCGGGGATGGTTTGGTTGACCGCACGATCCGTGAAGCTCGTGCCATGTCTGAGGGTAATGTGACCGCTGACAAGTGGGTTCGGATTCGTGCTTGGATTGCCCGTCACCTTGTTGACATGGATGCCCCGCAGAATACTCCCGGCGGGGATGGTTATCCTGGGCCTGGTGCTGTGGCGATGGCTTTGTGGGGCGGTGGCGGTTCCAAGCGTTCCGCTGAACGCGCTCTGGCATACGCTGAAGGGGTCGTTGGTAGAATTGAAGAAGAAAACGAAGGTAGAGCGAGGGGCGAAGCATTGAGCAAGCTAGAAACGCGCATTGTTGCAGTTGACGAGTTTGAGGTTCGCGAAGATGGCGACGGTATGCACCTTGAGGGTTATGCAGCACTTTTCAACTCTCGAAGCGAGAACCTTGGCGGTTTCACCGAAACTATCAAGCCTGGTGCTTTCCGTGCATCACTGAAGGCTCGCAACGACATCAAGCTTCTCTGGAATCACGACACTGGTGCTGTGCTGGGTTCGACCCGTGCAGGCACTTTGACTTTGACTGAGGATGAGCGTGGCCTGAAGGTTTCCGCTGACATCGCAAACACTTCTTATGGGCGTGACGCTGCTGAGCTTGTCCGACGCGGTGACGTGACCGGATTCAGCTTTGGTTTCTCCATGCCTGCCCGTGGTGGGGATGAATGGAACTCCGAGGGTACTGAACGGCTTTTGAAGTCTGTGCGGTTGCACGAAGTTTCCCTGGTGGCTTTCCCCGCTTACCCTGCAACGAACGGCACTGCCACGGTTCGCGGTTTGGACAAGATCGCTAAGCGTGCCGGTGTTGACGCTGACGCTCTCGCTGATGCTCTGCTGAAGGTGGAGAACGGTGAGGACATCACACCCGATGATCGCACACTGTTGCAGACTGTGATTGACGAACTGGCACCGGAGCCTGAGGCTGTGGAGCCTGAGGTGGATCAGAAGGGCTTGGAGCTTCTCGCCCTGAAGAAGAAGAAGCTGCAACTACTGATGGATTCCTAAATGGCTGACAAAGACACAATTAAGCGCACTATTTTGAAGATTGCGGGTCACCCGGAGTCTGGCCCTATCAAGGAGCTGGCTGATGAGTGGGCTCGCGCTATTGTTGCGCTCGATGAGGAGCCAGCCAAAGAAACCCGAGTTGTTAAGGCTTCTGAGAAGCGCTAGAACGGGTTTGCCCCTGTCAGGTATTCCACCCTTTCCCTGATGGGGGTTTTCTTTTTCCTGAACGGCGTGCAAGCGCTGGTTTACAATTGAGTTATCCGATGTGCGTCAACGCTGCGGTAGCTGTTCCGCGTCAACGCGACTGCGAAACCATAATCAATTCCAATTTAGGAGAAACTACTAATGTCCGATTTCGTTAAGCGCCAGCAGGAGCTTAAGGCTAATCTGACCATGCAGATCCGCGACGTCATTGACGGAGCAGAATCTGAAGGTCGTGGCCTTGACCAAGCTGAGCTGACCAAGATTGAGCGCATTGAGGCTGACATCGACAACGCACAGCGTTCCATCGAAACAGCTTCAAAGGCTGAGGAGCGTTCCGCTGAGGTTGCTCTGGCATCTCGCGGTTTCGAGGTTGTTGAGGAAGCTCGCGGTGACGCTGAGATTTTCCGTGCAATGGCCCGCGGTGAGGTTCGTTCACACGAGTTCAAGAACTCTGAGAAGCGTGCCCTCGTTGCTTCCGCTAACACTGTCCCCGTTGACTTCCTTGACCGAGTGTTCAACCTCGCCAAGCTTGTCGGCCCTTACCTCGAAACTTCTGAGGTATTCGTTCGCGACAGCGGCGCTGACCTTCGCATCCCCGTGATGTCTGGTTACAGCACTGCTTCCGAGGTGACTGAAGGATCCGCTATCAGCGAGTCCAACCCCACCTACTCCAGCATTCTGCTGAACCCTGCAAAGCAGGCGTTCATCGTTCAGCTCTCCAACGAGCTGGTTGCTGACGCTGGCTTCGACATTGAGGCTAACGTTGCTGAGCAGGCTGGTGTTGCAATCGGTACCCGTGCGAACGTTGTTATCCACGCTGCAGTTACGGCTGTTGCAGGATCCGGTGTGACCGCTGGAACGACCAACGCGTTCACGGCAGATGACCTTTTGACCCTCGCTTACAGCGTTGATGGCATGGCCAGAATGCTCCCAGGCAGCGGTTTTCAGGTCAGCACTTCTACTCTCGGATTCATCCGGAAGCTGAAGGACAACGATGACCGTTACATTTACGACCCGACTGTGGGTGGCCCTTCGACCATCCTCGGAATGCCCGTGTACGAGAACCCTGCTGTTGCAGACATCGCTACCGGTGCAAAGGCCGTATTGTTTGGTCACTGGCCTTCGGTGAAGGTTGCGACCACTGGTCTTGAGGTTGCAGTGTCGAACGACGCTTACTTCGCCAACGATGTGACCGGTTACCGTTTCGTCTACCGCCTCGGCGCTGGCGTTGCTAACGGTGCTAACCACATCAAGTACCTGGCTCTTGCATAAGCATTAGCTAACAGGCTGAAAGCCCTCGTCGTGTTGTAGGTTTCACGGCGGGGGCTTTCGCTATGCTAGGCGTCATGCCTACAGAAAAAATCAAAGGGCTTATCGCCTTAGCAAGCAATTCACCTGGCTCCCCTACGGGTTATGGTCAACAGGCTGAGCATCTTGTTCGCTCCCTGATGGAGCATGGTGTGAAGACTGCTGTGTTGTCGAATTATGGGCTTGAGGGTGCCATTGACAAGATTCCGACCAAGCATGGTGACGTGTTGCACTATCCGAGGGGTGTTGCACCTTATTCACAGGATGTGTTGACAACCTGGTTCACCCATTTCAGTTCTCAGCACCCGAACCTGCAGGGCGCAATCATGACCCTTTATGATGTGTGGGTCTACAACCAGTGGAAAGACGAAGTGCCCGTGATTTCGTGGGTGCCGTTAGATCATGTCACGATGCCTCCCCAGGTTGCCTCGTTTCTGAAGCGGGATAACGTGACCCCGGTGGCGATGTCCCCGTTCGGCAAGCGCCAGCTCGATGACACGGGTATAGACAGCGTGTATATACCTCACGCGATTGACACAAATGTTTATAAGAAGACTGACACGATTCTGAACGGTGAGGGTGAGAAGGTTCCGACTCGCGAGTTCATGGGTATTGACCCTGACACGTTCTTGGTGTCGATTGTGGCAGCGAACAAAGCCAATGGCCTCATCCACCGCAAAGCGTATGCGGAGAACTTGTTGGCGTTCTCGATGTTCCATAAGAAGTTCCCGAACTCTCACTTGTATATTCACTCGGATCCTGCACCTACGACGGGCGGGTTCGATTTGAAGGTGTTGCTCAAGGCGACGGGTGTTCCTCCGAGCGCGGTGACGATTGCTAACCGTGAGATGTTGCGGATTGGTTACCCGAAGGAGCAGTTGGCTGCAATTTACTCTGCGAGCGATGTGCTTTTGGCGACGTCGTATGGTGAGGGGTTTGGTGTGCCTACGATTGAGGCGCAAGCTTGTGGGACTCGCGTGATTGCTTCTGGTTGGGCTGCTTCGGTGGATTTGGTGTCGGAGGATAGCTTCTTGACTTCTGGCTCCCCATTTTGGGATGAACCTCAGAAAGCGTTTTTCCAGGTGCCTGAGATTGGTTCGATTGTGTCAGCTCTGGAGCAGGCGTTTCATGCTGAGCGGGGTTTCAGTCCGGTGGCACGAAAGTTCGCGCTCGACTTTGACATTCCGAAAGTGTTTGACGAATATTGGCTCCCGTTCCTGAAGGATTATTTTGGCACGTCTTGAGGACTTGGCAAGCGCTCACTACGGCGAAACAATCTGGGTGTTGGGTTCCGGCCCGTCACTTAATTTCCTGACCCCGCAATTCTTTGAGGACAAGACAACAGTGAGCACCAACCTGAGCGCTCACACTCTCGGCTTCCAGCCAGATTATGTTTTCAGTCACTATCACCGGTGGGCGAGGGAAATGCCTGCCAGGATGGAGAAGGTGACATTGAAGCGTGACACGTTATCGCAACAAGAATGGGCGGGCGCTGTCCCTGACGATGTTGTCCTCATCGAGCAAGACAACTATAACCCTCCCGGCTCAGCATGGAACCCGTTGACTACTCACCCACCGAAACCTCATTCGTTGGCTTATGGATCGTCTAGCTTGCACGGGTCAATGCACTTGGCTGCATGGTTGGGTGCAGCGCATATTGTTTTGGTGGGTGCTGATTGTGGAACTATTGACGGTGAGCATCGTGTCGAGGGTTACCCTGACAACGACAAACTGTGGGTGTTGTATAACGAGCACCATGCGCTGATGAAGGAGTGGCTTGTTCGCGAGTATGGGGTGACGGTGTATTCGTTGAACCCGTTTGTGAACTTGAATCTTGAGGGCCACAAGTTTGAGGGTGTCTGATGTTGCCTAATCTGATTGTGCCTGTGCTGAATCGTTACGATCTGTTGCAGCGCATGTTGTCCTCGATTGACTATCCCGTGAAGCACTTGCTCGTTATTGATAACGGGGCGTCGATGGTCATGGAGGATATTGAGGTTGATGTTCCTGATTGTGTCGAGTTCACGACTTATCTGCCCATGCCAGCGAACCTGGGTGTTGCTGCGTCGTGGAATCTGGGCATCAAGTCGTTCCCGTATGACAATCGCTGGTTTTTCGCCTCGAACGATGTGCGGTTCAAACCAGGTGCCCTTGAGAGGCTCTGTGAGGCTCGTAAAGACGAGATAACTCTTTCCAAGATGTTTCCCCATTGGCACGCTTTTTCTGTCGGCTATGAGGCTGTCAGGCGCTTGGGTTTGTTCGATGAAGCATTTTTTCCCGCATATTTTGAAGACAACGATTACAACACTCGCGCTAACCGTTTCGGAGTGCCAATCAGGAAGTTAGACATTCCGGCAGATCACGACAACTCCTCAACACTGAAATCCGATCCGGTGTTTCAGGCATTGAACGGTGACACGTTCGCACGAAATCAGGCTTACTATCAAGCGAAGATAAAACATCAAAACTTCGGCCCTGGGGGTTGGGATGTGGAACGGCGCAGACTGAACGGCTGGGAGGGTGACCGGTAGAATGAGTGTGGAGGCTTTTCATGATAACTAACGGGTATTGTTCCCTTGCCGACGTAAAGGCAGCCGCTCGCATCACGGATTCAATCGATGACAGCTTGCTCGAACTTTCTATCGAGTCGGCATCGCGGGAGATTGATTCTTACACTGAACGGGTTTTCTACCAGACAGGATCCGAGGGGACACCTGTTGCACGAGTGTATGTTCCTCAAGACTTGTACGTTGTGGAAACTGACGACATCATTTCTGTGACGACGTTGAAGACTGATAGCAACGGTGATGGAACTTTCGACACAACCTTCGACGCTTCTGATTTCCAGCTCGAACCGTTGAACGGGCTCGCTGGCGGTATCGAAACATCGTTCACTCGTATCCGTGCCGTGGGAACATATTTGTGGCCTACTTATGAGCCTAGGAATGTTGACGCTAATCAGGCGAGTGTGCAGGTGACGGGTGTGTTTGGTTTCGCTACTGTGCCGACAGCGGTACGGCAAGCCTGCATTCTGTCTGCACTCCGCCAGTACAAACGCTATGAGTCCCCGACGGGTGTTCTCGGTTTCTCAGATTTGGGAGCCGTGCGCGTGGGTACGAAGCTTGACCCGGATGTTGAGCGCATGATTCAGCCTTACCGGAAGCTGAGGATGGCGTGACCGTAACCGGTATGCGTACAGCCCTGGCAACCAACCTGGGCACTATTTCAGGGATTCGCACTTACTCCGACATTCCTGATAACCCGATGATGCCCGCAGCCGTTGTGCAGTTGCAATCGGTTTCGTATGATCAGGCTTTCCAACGTGGCCTCACCGAATACAACTTCGTGGTCACGGTTATCTTCGGCAGGGTTGCGACGAGTGCAGCGCAACGCTCCATGGATCAGCTCATTGATGACGGTGGCGGGCGTTCTATCAAGACCGCTATCGAATCAGACAAGACCCTCGATGGAAATGCTTTCGATACGAGGGTGGGGGAGATGACTAACATCACCTCCATTACAATTGGAGATATAACGTATTTGTCAGCGGATTTCGCTGTCATTGTCTACGCGGACTAAGGAGAAATTGTGGCAAAGTTTGTTGCTACTGATTACAGAATCACAATCAATGGGACTGACTTCAGCTCAAGCTTGGCTGCAGCTACCCTTGACGTGTCAGCTGCCGAGCAGGAAGTGACCGCGTTCGGTGACACTTTCGTTCAGCGCATCAGCGGTCTGAAGGATGCAAGCCTTTCGCTTGACTTCCACCAAGACTTCGGTGCTGCATCGGTTGACGCTACCCTGTGGCCTTTGCTCGGATCCAACGCGACTGTTGTGATTGCACCCACCTCTGGGGCGACTGCAGCAACGAACCCTGCTTATAGCGGTGTGTTCCTCGTGACCGAGTACCAGCCCTACGCTTCTTCTGTGGGTGACCTTGCAACGCTCAGCGTTTCCTGGCCTCTCGCTGATGGCACCATTTCGAGGGCTACAGCGTAACCATGAACCCGATAAACCTACGAGTTGAGTTCCTGGATGGTTCAAGTGCTGAATGCACGGCTATTGCTGCTGACCTGATTGCTTTCGAGTCACACTTCGATTTGAGTGTGGCACGGTTGCAGGCCGAGATTCGCTTGACGCACATGTTCTATCTTGCATGGCACGCGTTCAAGCGAACCGGTCAAACCACGGATGAGTTTGAGAAGTGGACTGAATCGGTTGCGATGGTCAATGAGGGTGCTGCAAAAAAATAGAAGGGCTAGGTGATTCTAGCCTTCACTGGGAGATTGCAGCCCTGGCTGTGGAAACGGGGATTAGTCCTCGTGAGCTGATGCAACTGGAGCCGCGCATGTTGTGGACTATTGAACGCTATCTGATTGCTAGGGCGCAAGCCCAGAGTGGCAAGCGAGGTCGCCGGTAGAATAGAGGTATTATGCCAGCCCAGTTCACCGTCAAGGCCGCCGATTTGAGCGTGTTGTTGCGTGAGCTGAAACAGGTTGATCCGAAGCTTCGTTCGACGTTGCAGAAGGAGATGCGGGAGAAGCTGAAACCCTTTGCTAACAGTTTGAAAGCTGCAGCACCACCGTCGTCACCGTTGTCAGGGTTTGCGAAGGGTTCGGCGTCGAGTAAGCGTTACACCTATCAAACCCCGTTGGCTTCAGTGAAAACACCGTTGGGGAAACGAGCCAAGAAGCCTGGGTTTTATCCTGTGGTGTCAATGAGTTTTCGTGGGCGGGCTAAGACTGCCGGTTTTAACATTTTCGAGTTGGCTGAGCGGGGTCGTTCTCCGCAGGGTGCTGGGATGGTGCGGGCGTTGAACGCGAAGTTCCCGGTGATTGGTGGGTTGGGGCGTTTCATTATTCCCGAGGCCAAGAAGGATTCTGACGAGGTTGTGCAGGTCGCTCGTCGCGTGATTGAGAAGTATGTGGAACTGGTCAACAGGAGGATTCGATGAGTCGCGGTTCAATTGACATTCCGGTCATTTCCAAGTTTGACCCGACTGGTATAAAGCAAGCGCAGGGTGCCCTGAAGGGGTTCGGCAAGTCTTTGCTCGGTATCGGTACCCTTGTGGCGGGTGCTTTCGCTGTTCGCGGGATCGTGAACTTTGGTATGGAGTCGGTGCTTGCTGCGGAGCGGGCTGAACAGTTCAATA